AATCGGGCCGCAGTACGGTCTGACACCACCGGCATCCGGCCCCAAGTAGTACACTGGCGGTAAGTCAGATAGCTGCTTTTACTAAGTTAGCCTTCGAGGGGCCGCTTCCTATGCCATAGGGGACGGCCCCTTCTGATTTTAGTAGTAGGCCACCGGCTGGCGGCGCTCGTGCAGCAGTTCCTCCTCGGCCTCGTCACTGGAGATGCGGATCAAGCCGCCTTGCCGGAACCGCAGCAAACCCTGCACCGCCGCGTCGTGCAGGTCGTCGGTCGCGCCAAACGGGAAGGCGGCCATCTCCTCCCGCACCTCCTCCACCCAGCGCCTGCCGAGCGGAGCCCAGATGGTGCCGGTACTGAAGAGGTCGGCGACCGCGTTGGTGCGCGTCACCTTGTCACTGCCGCGCGCGGGCGTCGGGTCGCTCACCGGGATGCCCATGCGCCACATCTCCTGGGCCAGCGGCTTGCCGGTGGCGCGGCCCTCGATCACCACGCTATCCGGCGTCCACTGCATGTAGAGCCGGTGCGCCTGCTGTTTCAATTCGGGGAAGTTGAGGCGGCCCGCCCAGGCGTCGAGCAGCACGATCCCGGTCACGAGGCGCGGCGTCTCGCCGCGCGTGCGGTAGCTGAACAGGCCCCAGGTGATGCAGGCCGAGCGGTTGCTCTCGTGCTTTTCGCTGAAGGCCGTGTCCCAGCTTTGCACGATAAAGTCGCAGACCGGCGGCGCGGCCTCCCGCCAGTCCTGCCACCACTCGCGCTTGATGATCGCGCCCTCCTCGCTGGTGGGCGACTGCTGGTACTGCGCCATCCAGCGGGAGATGGGGAGCGTGGCGCGGGTGCGGACGAGCTGCTCGATGGGCCAGAATTCCGGCCACAGGCTCTCCCCCGAGGGCAGGATGGCGGGCAGCTCGATCACCTCCCACTGCTCGCCGAACTCCTCCTCGATGGCCTGCTGGAGCAGCTTGCCGGTCAGGTCGCGCACGCCCCACCGGGTCATGTTGAGCAGGATCGCGGCGTTGGGCTGGAGGCGCTGCCGGGGACCGGCCAAGTACCACTGCCAGACCTTCTCGAAGTTCTGGTCGGCGTTCTTGATCACGTCCTGCTCGCTGTGCGGGTCGTCGATGATGATCAGATCGCCGCCGCGCCCCGCCGCGCCGCCCGAGGTGCCGACCGCGAAGTACTCGCCGCCCTGCGCGGTGCTCCAGCGGTGGGTGGCGCGCGAGTCCTTGCTCAGCGAGGTGTTGGGGAAGATCTCCCGGTAGGGCTCGCTCGCGATCAGGTTGCGCATCTTGCGCCCGAACCCGGCGCTCAGCTCGACCTTGTGCGAGGCCTCCAGGATCTTCTGGTCCGGGTGCCGCCCCAGATACCAGCTCGGGAACAGGTAGCTGGTGAATTCGCTCTTGGTGTGGCGCGGCGGCATGTTGATGATCACGCGCTTCAGCTCGCCCTTTTCGATGCGCTCGTAGGTATCGGCCATGACCTCGTGGTGCCGCCCGTGGATGAATCCCGGCCAGACCTTGCGCACAAAGGGCAGGAAGCGCTCGCGCGCAAGCGCGGCCTCGGCGGGCTGCGCCAAGCGCGCCAGTTCGTCCTGGGCCATGGCCGCGCGCGCCGGGTCGAGCGAAGCAAAATACCGCTCGAAGAAGCGCATCTCCTCCTCGGCGGTACGACCCGGCGTGCTGCGTGCCACATAGCGAGCTTAGCAGGCGCGCGGTACGCAAGTGAGCGCCACTTACCGCCTGACTTAATAAGTCAAACCGGATAAATCGGCTAAAGCAAACGCATTACTTCAAATGCTATACTTCAGGTAGCGGGTTCTACTGCACACAAGCGGCTGGAATCGGCTCGCCGCCCCCGGCTTTCCTTCATGGGGTTCGCCGGGGCGGCGCTATCATCGGCTCATGCAGGCGGTGCGCCTGGAGCGGGTCAACCCCCAATACCTCGACCTGTACTGGTCGCGCGTGGAGCGCGCGCTCTCCTGGCAGGTCTCGCGATCCCCCTACCCGGCGGGCCTCCTGCGCTCGATGGTGAAGGCGGGCACGCGCGACCTGTGGACCGCGCCCCACGGGCGCTTCCCCGCGCAACTCAGTAGTGTTATCGTAACTACCATCATGCCGCACCCCCGGCTCGCGCCGGTCTTGCGGGCCGAGCTGGTCAGCGGGCGGCATGTCGGGACGTGGATCGCCTCGGCGGCCCAGGTTCTCACGGCCTACGCGCAAGCGCACGGCTGCACACGTATCTACGTGATTGGGCGACTAGGTTGGCGGCACTACCGCGACCTTTTTGCGATTCCCGTGACGTGGGCAACCGACGAGAGCGCGCAGGATGCCGACCACCACCGACAAATCCACCACCACCAGTAACGTTCAGAACATCCCGTCCCAAATGCAGAATGAGGCCTGGGGCGGCCTCTGGGGGGCGATGAGCGGCCTGCTCTGGCCGGGAGGCGGCGGCCTCATGCCCCCGCAATATTCGGGCCAGCTCACCGCGCCGCAGGGCGAGCAGACGGTCAACTGGTACTCGAACGTCAACGCGACGCCGCGCCCCGACTACGGCGGCGTGATGCAGGGCGCGCAGCAGCTCGGCCAGCAGGGCCTCAGTAGTATGCGCGACCCGAGCCAGATCAACATCCAGGGCAACTACACGCCGCAGAGTTTCAACGTGCCGCAGTTCCAGATGCAGGACCCCTTCAGCGGCTATAACGGCGGCGGGCAGGGCATGCAGATCCAGGCCCCCGGCGGCGTGAGCGGCAACGCCGCGAGCTATCAGGTGCCGGTCGAGAACGTGCGCGCCGATCAGGTCAACGCGCCCCAAGGCGTGCAGGCGCAACAGGTGCAGGCCGCGCAGATGGGGCCGATCCAGCAGGTCAGCGGGCCGCAGCTCCAGAACTACCAGATGGGACCGGCGCAGAACGTCAACGCCCCCGGCGGCCTGAGCAGCTTCCAGATCGCGCAGGCCGCGCCGCTCGTGCAGGCGGGCACGGTGGGCACGCAGTCGTGGACCCAACCGGGCACGGCGCAGAATTACATGTCGCCCTACACCCAGCAGGTGCTCAACGCGCAGAAGGCCAACATGACCGCCGACTACGCCGCGCAGCTCGTGGGCCAGCACGCGCAGGCGGCGCAGGCGGGCGCGTTCGGGGGCACCCGCCAAGCGGTGCAGGACGCGGAGAGCCAGCGCAACCTCAACCTGCAAATGCAGAACGTCGAGGCGCAGGGCTTGCAGCAGGCCTACCAGCAGGGCGCGCAGCAGTTCAACACCGAGCAGGGGCTCGGTATGCAGGGCCAGCAGTTCAACGTGCAGACGGGTTTGCAGGCGGGCTTGGCCAATCAGGCCATGCAGCAGCAGACCGCGCTCGCCAACCAGCAGGCCGCGCTGGCCGCGCAGGGCCTGGGCACCACCACCGGCATGCAGGCGGCGCTCGCCAACCAGCAGGCGGGCCTCACTACCGGCGGCCAGAACCTCCAGGCGCTGCTCCAGACGCAGGGCCTGGGCGCGCAGCTCGGCATGCAGGGCCAGCTCGCCAACCAGCAGATGAGCTACCAGCAGCAGCTCGCCAACATGCAGGCGCTCAATCAGGCCTCCCTCGCCAACCAGGGCGCGAACCTGCAAGCCGGGATCTTCAACAACACCCAGGCGCTCCAGGCCCAAGGCATGAACCAGTCTGCCGACCTCCAGGCGGCGCTCGCCAACCAGCAGACCAACTATCAGGCGGGCCTCGCGGCGCAGCAGATGGGCCTCCAGGGCGCGCAGTTCAACGCCGGTCTCGGCATGCAGAGTCAGCTCGCCAACCAGCAGGCGCAGCAGGCCATGTACAACCGCCAGCTCCAGGGCCTGCAAACCCAGTACGGCGGCAACCTGCAAGCCGGTCTGCAAGGCCAGAACCTGGGCATGACCGCGCAGCAGCTCGGCATGCAGTCGAACCAGTTCGGCGCTGGGTTAAACCTCCAGGGCCAGACCGCCAACGAGCAGGCGCGCACCGCCATGCAGAACGCCAACCTGGGCTACCTCAATTTCGCGGGCAACATGAATCAGCAGAACGCCAATTACCTGACCCAAGGATTCAACAACCAGCTCAACTGGAACCAGCAGCTCGGCCAGACCGCGACCAACCAGCAGGCCTACGATCAGGCGGCCAAGGATCGCGCCTACGCCTACTGGCAGCAGCAGCAGCAGATGCCGTTCAACATGCTCCAGATGGCGGGCAACCTCGCCAGCCAGTTCCCGGCGCAGGGCTCGGTGCAGAGCACCCAGCAGGGCGTCAACTACCAGACCACGCCGGGGCCGAGCATGTGGAACATGGTGGGCGGCCTCGCCTCTACCGCGCTCGGTGCCTTCACGGGCGGCCTGGGCGGCGGCATGGGCAAGGGACTGTTCTCGACATAGGAGGGATCGATGCCGGATCTGATTCAAGTCGCCGACGACCTCAAGCACATGCCCGATGGCTGGCTCGCCCAGCAGGCGCAGCAGCCATCCGGCATGGTGCCGCCCTATCTGGTCATGGCCGAGATGCAGCGCCGCGAGAAGCTGCGCAGCGGGCAGAGTAAGGCGCAGGCCCCCGAGAGTTCGGTGGCGCAGGACATGATCCGTAACCTGTACGCCAAGATCCCGCCGACGGCGGGCCTGATGCCGCAAGAGCAGCCGCCGGGGGCCGTCCCGCCGGGGATGCCGCCGGTCAACCTCACCCCGAGCGCGGGCGCGCTCGGGCCGACCGCGCCGGGGACCCGGCGCGGGCCGCCCACGCGCACCATGGCCGACGGCGGCGGGGTGGACGACGAGG